AACTCTACTGTCTCTACTAATCCGATGAACGATTCAAAGTTTACTGCGATTATTACAACTGATGTAGGAGTTTGAGATGGCTGTTGGTGATAGGACTGAGAAGCGGTTGGCTGGTCCAACTGGTTTAGGTACATCGAATGGGACGATTGCGACTGTGCCGTCTGCGCGTCAGTGGACTACGAAACAGATTGTGTTTACGAATACGTCTGGTGTTGAGGCGTTGGTGTATTTCGCTATTGGTACGGCTGCGACTGCTGCAAATCGTGTGTTTTCTGCGTTGCCGATTGCGAAGGATGACACGGTGGTGTTTGATACTGCGTTGGTTGTGAACGCTGCTGAGACGTTTCAGGGTTATGCTGACCGTTCTGGTGTGAATGTGACTGTTGTTGGCTGGGAGAAGGAAGTCTGATGGGGATTAGATCGGGGCTTGGTGGGACGGTTGGTGCTGTTCCTGCTGGTGGTGTGATGCCGTTCGCGGGTTCTACTGCTCCTGCTGGTTGGTTGTTGTGTTTCGGTCAGGCTGTTTCTCGTACCCAGTATGGTGAGTTGTTCGCTGTTCTTAGCACGACATACGGTGTTGGTGATGGTTCGACTACGTTTGGTTTGCCTGATTTGCGTGGTCGTGTTGTTGCTGGTGTGGACAACATGGGTGGTTCTGCTGCGTCTCGTTTGACCAGCACAACGATTACTGGTGGTGGTGACGCTGTTGGCGAGGTTGGTGGCGCGCAGACACATACGTTGACCACGAGTGAAATTCCTAGTCACCAACATGATGTTTTATATATCAGCAATGTTGCAAACAACAACCTTCAATGGAACAGTGCTGCTACAACATTGGGTGCTGGAGATGGCAGCACTGGTGGTGGTTTATTGAAAACGGGAAACACTGGCGGCGGTGGCGCGCATAATAACGTGCAGCCAACAATGGTCCTCAACTACATTATCAAGGCATAACAATGGGCATCAGCAATATTGCGTCAAATCTCAGACCAGGAATCTGCACCAGCAGCACACGCCCTACCACACCGTATGAGGGTCAAGTCATTTACGAAACTGACACTAATCGCGTGTTGGTTTGGGATAACGCTGCATGGGTTGCACCAAATAGCACGACTACTAACCCACCAGCATTGGAATTTATAAAGTCACAGACAGTTGGCACTACTGTTTCTAGTGTGACTGTGACGAACGCATTTAGTTCTGATTACGATAATTATAAAATCATAATTTCTGGGATTGATACAACAAATTCATTTGGAAATCAATTTCAAATGAGATTGGCAAATGCCGCTAATCACTACGGTTCAATTTATGCTGATTTATACAATGGTGGAGTATCGCAGTTTTATAGGACAAATGCTCAAAATCAATTCTGGATGGGGTTTTGCAGTCCTGATAACGATTTGAATGTTACGTTTGATATAATAAATCCACAAAAAGCATTTAGAACAACATGGAATGGTTTTTATCATGGTTCTGCTGTGATGGGGTGGCTTAGTGGTTATTACAGTTTAACCACCCAATTTACTGATGTAACTTTTCTTGTTGATGTTGGAACTATGACTGGTGGGACTATTCGTGTGTATGGATATAGGAACTAAACATGGGCTTGTCAAATTATCTTCCAAATAGTCGTATCAATCAGTCTGGTGTTTGTACTTCCTCTACTCGTCCTGCGTCACCGTATGAGGGGCAGGTTATTTATGAGACTGATACGGACAGGGTGTTGGTGTATAACAATGCTGCGTGGGTTGACCCGTCAACAGGGAAAACAGGACGTTCAGGGTTGGTTGTTATGACTCCAACATCGGTTAGCGGTTCTGGTGTTTCATTAAGCGGCTCTACGGTGTCAGTGTCTGCTGCTTCATCTGCGACAATTAATGGTGTTTTTACTAGTGATTTTGATTTTTATCAAATAAGAATGTTTCTTCTTAGTAGTGGCTCTCAAGTTGCTATTACTGGTCAATTCACTATTGCAGGTACAGCGACTGCAACTAATTACACAACACAAAGTCTAAATGTTTATTCCACAACTATTGCTGCCGATTTGAACTCTAACCAAACATCATTTAGTGTTGGCAATACAACAACCAATACTTATGCACCTTTTATTTTAGAAGTGTTTTATCCAAATAATAATACAACTACTCATGTATTATCTCAAAACCATAATTACAATGCTTTCCCAGACATGCTTGGTTACAGAGGTGCTAGACATACAGTTGCAACACAGTTTGATGGAATAAAGTTTACTGTGAGTAGTGGAACTTTTAGTGGGACAATTCAAACTCACGGGGTGAATAAATAATGGGTATTTCTAATGATTAGTGTCGTCACTACGACATACAACACACCCGCCGACATCCTTGCCCGAACCTGGGCCTCCCTCAAACAACAAACCCACACCGACTGGGAATGGGTCATCTATGACGACTCCACCAACAACAACGTCTACCAACAAGTCTATGGATTCTGTGCAGACGAACGATACAAGATTCGCTACATCCGCCCCCATGTACCAACACGAGGCAACATCGGTCACGCAAAACGAGTTGGGTTCGGCGCAGCGTTCGGTGACATCCTTGTTGAGTTAGATCACGATGACGAATTAACCCCAGACGCTTTATCCCTCATCCATCTCACCTTCACCGACTTACCCTCTGTCGGGTTTGTTTACTCTGACTGGTGTGAGGTGTTCGCTGACGGGTCATCAGGTCGCTACCCCGAAGGATGGGCGTTCGGGTACGGCAAAGAATACTGGTCAGATGAGTACGGGGTGTGGGTGATGCAGGCTCCACCGTTGAACGCTGTCACCTTGTCGCACATTGTGTCTGCCCCTAATCATGTGCGGGCGTGGCGGGCATCCACCTATCACGCTGTTGGCGGGCATGACCCGAACCTGCCTGTCGCAGACGACTACGATCTAGTAGTGAGAACGGCTCTCAATACTGACTGTGTGCATCTACCGAAGATGCTGTACAAGCAGCACATCGCCCCTGTTACGGCGCAACGCACCCGCAACGCTGAGATACAGGACAGGGTGGCTGTCATCTCCGCTAAATACAAGGATCGCATACTGGACAAGTACCCAATTCAATGATGTATGATTAGCCAGTCCCCGCTACAAAGGAGCAATTATGCCCAAGGTTGGCAAGAAAGATGTGGCTAGAAAGAAGAAGTAGTGGCGACTGTTGCCCAGGTTTTGAATCGTGCTTCCCGTCAGTTGTTGTCGGGGACGGTAGAGGAACGTAACCGTTTAGCGGTTGCGGTTAATTCGTCTGCCACCACACTTGTTCTGTCTTACGACCTAGGTGGTGTCCGTTCAGGTGCGGTCATCGAGTTGGGATCGGAACAGATGTATGTCTGGGATGTGAACGAGGCAAACAAGAACGTAACAGTTGAACGAGCGTTCAATGGCACTACCGCTGCTTCCCATCTCATCAACACGGTTATAACAGTCAACCCTAGGTTTCCTCGCGCAATGCTCCTCGAAGCCTTAAACGATGAACTGGCTGACCTGTCCAGCCCGATGCACGGCCTGTTTGCTGTACGCACCCTAGACATCACATACAACGGGTCAGACCGTCAAATCAACCTGCCCGCAGTATCAGACGTAATCGACATCATCGAAGTACGTTCACGCTACAAAAAAGATGACTATCAAAAAGTCAACAAAGTCAAACTATTGCGTGATCTACCCACCAAAGATTTCGGTTCAGGTATGGGATTACAGTTCGACCAGCAGGTACGCAACGGCGATGTACGCCTCACTTATAAAGCACCATTCATTAAAGCAGTCAACGAAACAGACAACATTCAACACATTTGTGGGTTCCCTGAATCCGCTGAGGACATCCTCGTGATGGGTTGCCAAACGTATTACTGCTGAGGCAGCGAAGTTGGCGAGGAAGTACCCTACGTTTCTTGCGAGGGACTAAGTGACTGTCACCACGTTCACGTTTCCGTATGTTAATACGCCAGCGTTTTTCTCTGGTACAAGTTCAACAACGCTTGTTCCTAATGTGTTCCCTGTCGGTATTGATGGTCGCCCGTATGCGATAGATCAAAAGTCTGGCAGGTTCACTCGCGGTTATGAGCCGCGTGTTCGTGATTCACAAGACATTTCTACTGCTCCTGGTGAGGCTGCTATTAACCCTGGTGGTTTGTGGCGCAGGGGTCAGGATTCGTGGCATTTGGGTGCGGGACAGCAATACGCTGATGCTGCTGTTGCTATTGATTATAGGTATTACAAATCAAAAGGTGTAAACCCTTGGAATAAAGGCAAGTTGTCTTTGTTGAATTCCACCAAAGTTTCATTGTCCACTTCTTCTACGAATTTATTGATGTGTACGGTTCGTAGTTCTGCTGGTACGGATTATCTGTATGTGGCTGATGGTTCTACTTTGAAATACACCACCGATCCGTTCGCTGGTACACCTACATGGACTTCTGTTACTACTGGTTCACCTGGTACAACAATCACCGCGTTAGACACCAACGGTGAAAATGTTTTTATTGGGTACACATCGAACGACATTTACTACACCACCCCAGGTTCCGCATCTGTAACATTTTTTTATCCGACAGGTGGTTCAGGAACAGGTAAAACCTACAATGGTTTTGCGTATGCAAAAGGTTGGGGTATCGCGTCAGTAGATCAAGACCTGTATGTAATCGGTATCCAATCAGGAAGCCATGTAATTTTCTATGACAACCCTGACACCACATTCCGTTGGGTTGGTGCAGCCGCAGGACAAAACGCTGTATACGCTGCTGGACATTCAGGTAACCACAGCATCATCTACAAGATGACATTAAAATCAGACGCGACAGGATTCGATGCACCTATCGCCGCATTAGAACTACCACTTGGAGAAATAGTTACAGGTATCGGCGGCTATCTTGGGTTTATTGTTGTCGGGTCAAACAAGGGTGTACGTTTCTGCACACCAGACACACAGAACAATTTGACTGCTGGGCCTGTTATCCCTACTGGTTCAGCGGTATACGATTTCACATCAGAAGATCGTTTCATTTGGTTCTCATGGACAAACTATGACGGTAGTTCAGGGTTGGGCCGTCTTGATTTGTCAAACTTTACTGGACCTAATACTCCTGCGTATGCAACCGATTTGATGTATGACTCATCTACTAACGCTGTTAAATCTGTTGCTACGTTCAACGGTAAGCGTGTATTTAGTGTGTCAGCAGTAGGTGTGGTAGTAGAAGATTCAGCGAACCTTGTTGATTCAGGGACGATTGAAGTGGGAACGTATCGTTGGGGTATCCCTGACCGTAAGTTCGTTGCCAAGATTGACACCCGTAGCGAACCATTAGACGGCTCCATTGTTTCCTACCTAGCCCTAGACAACGGCGTATACACCTCAGTCGGCACATGGAACACCCCAGACGACACCGAAAACACCCTCGACGGATCATCAGACAAAACCATCCAAGCCTCATTTAAGTTCGAACTTAAGCCATCAGATACAAACGTCAGCCCTGTGTTGACACGCTGGATGACACGCGCCTATGCAGCCCCATTCCGCAGCCAAGTGTTTAGTGTCCCGCTACTCCTACACAAAAAGGTTCGTGTCGGCAACAAGGATTACTACTTCGACACATCAGACGAACGGCTACTATTCGATGACCTCATTGCATCCCCCCGTATCATCACCTTGCAGGTAGGTCACGAAACCCATACTGTTATTGTGGAGGATGTAGAAGAAATACCTTTGGATTCTAGTGGCAACACCTGGGATTTTGAGGGGACACTTGTTGTTACAATGAGATCGGTAGAAAACTAGGAGACATCGGTGGCATACAGTCGGCTTTCACATAAGGGCGGGGCGGTTCAGAACACG